TAATTAACACTTCATCTAAAGGTTTTGTTGGATATATTTCTTTTAATTTTTCTATCTGTTCACTTGACCATTTATTATTAGTAGTAATTCCCAATTCAAATGCTTTTCTTTTAATTTCTCCTATACTTCTTTTTTTACAAAGTATATTACTAATTTCTTTATAAGATAAGCTATTGTAATTTTCTTTTAATATTTTTATATCATTATCATTCCATGCTTTAGCTAGTTTTCTACATTCATTAGAACAGTAATGTTTTGTATTTTTTAGCTCAGATTTTATTCTAACAAAAGACTTTCCGCAATAATCACATGAACATTTTTGTCTATTTTGCTTTGCTTTGTGAGAACAATACTTACTACAATAAATATTCTTACTATTATGTGCTTCAAAATTTTTATTACAAATAGGACATACTTTGTTCGCTAATATTGAATTTCTTTTTCTATATTTATTCATACATACTCTACTACAATATTTAGCGTCTTTAAAGTAATTGCTAAAATCTTTTCCGCAATTAATACATATATGTTTTTTTAATCCCATACTTTATAACTTTCTTACTTATTTTAAACAAAATTAATATACCAATATATTTCTATATTGAATAGACTATATCTTAACCACATTCTTTTAAAGAATAGCAGTCACACCATTTCCATTTAAGGGGTTTTCACCCACACCATTTGCGATTGTGCCGTACTTCTATTGTCATAAAATTATTACAATTCTATAACCCTACATGGGAATAGTCGTTGAGCGTTTTCCTATTCGGAACTTCGTTGCTGATTGTCCATTGCAAAAGAGTAGGGGATTTTGACCTCGCTCTTATACAATCAATTTTTTCTATCTTTCGATAACATTCACACTTAGGCTTATTTCATCCTTATGTTGTAGTTTGATTGTCTTTAGGAACTTCCCAGCAGTTAGATGTGTTCATTGTGCATATTTCTATACACACTGGCATATTTACATACCAGCAGATTCTTGAATTGAAGCACCAGCCTGTGCTAATACTGATGCAGATTTAGATAAACCTTCACCTACGTCTGCGGCTGACTCAGCAAATTTATTACCCAAGTTATCATAAATATCTGCAACATTTTGTACAGCTTTTGCTTTATCTCCACTATTACCTTCAAGTAATTGAGCTTGAAAACCTTTATAAGCAGTGACTAAGTTCTTTGTAGCAGTCTCTTCATCCAAGTCTGTTACGTGTTGGTACATTGCTGTAACTTCTGCAAGTTTCACAGATTCATTTTCATTAAATCCAAGCCTTACCCAAGAAGCAGTAGAATTGATAATACCATCAAGAGTAGTACCATATGCTTTTGCCGAATTTGTCATTCTATCATACAATACATCATATTGTGTAGCTGATAAATCTGTTACTCTTCGAAGCTCTGTCATAGCAGTATCTACTTTTAAAGTATTCTGTGCCATAGAACGGATACCTTGCATGACTTTCATATATATCATAGCACCCGAAGCATATGTACCAATTCTACCCATTATACCTTTAAACTTGTCACCCCATGTTTCAGTAGTAGCAGTGTAAGCAAGTTTAGATTCTGCTTCAATTATTCTAAATTGATTTTGTAACCCAGTAAGTTTTACGTTGTCTACGGATTGTAATTCTGCCTTTAATGCTTGCATCTGTTGGATAGATTCTGTTGTGGCATATTTAGAATTTTTAATCCAATCGTCAATTTTTAATCCAAATAACTTTTTTCTATCTTCAAGATTCTGAGAACTTACCGTGGCTTTCTGTTGACTAGCCAATTTTTTTTCTTGATTAGTCAGCATTGAAATTTCATTCTTAGCTCTTTGAATAGCAGATGTATAATTATTATAAGAATTGATAGTACCATCAATATTAGTAGTACCAGCAAAATTCTTTGTATTAGTATAAGAATTTTGAACATCTTGCATTGCTTGTTTAGCTTTGGCTGATACGACACCTAAATTTTCGAACTTACTTTGCAAAGCAGAAAACTCAGCATCTATACTACCATTACTTATTTTATCCTTAATTGAAAAAAATTCAGATGTTCTAGGACTCATTACGTGTTGTTGCTTTGTTTCGAGCATAGACATTTGATTATTAACAGATTGTAATAATGTATTGTAATTTTCAAACTCTCTGAAAGCATCACTTGTCATACCCCTAGAAGCATATTCTCGCAAGTCTTTATAAGATTGATTTAAAAGTTGAATATCTTGTTTAACTTTATCTGTTGGATAATTCAACTTACCATATCTTATATTAGCACTATCAATTTCTTTAGCCCTTTGATTATTGAGTATGCCTACTTCACGCATTACATCTTTCCTAGACATTGACGCATATTTCCTAGCTAAATATGCATCTTTGTCTAAGTATCTATCTAAACCTCTTGTTGCATCATTCGCAAGGTTTTTTGCGTTAGTAGCGTTAATTACATCTTTAAATTGACTTCTTATTCCTCTTAATTGGGCTTTGATAGATTGTGTATCAACCTTAACTTTAATAGTATGAGTTGATTTAACTAAACTATTTATATCAGATTTAACTGAATCTAATTGACCTTTATTAACATTAATACCAATGCCAATATTATATTCAGACATATTTAAACCACTTCCTTTCAAGAGTGCATAATAAAACGCACCCTATATTAAAAGGTGCGGAAATAAAAGAATAATTTTAATCATCATTCTCTATGTTTTCTAACTCTTCTTTAATTGCTTCTTGCTCTAATGCAAGTCTTAATTTGTCTAAACCTTTCCATTTCATATCTTTAGCCGTATTGTCATTATAGATATCAACAAGAGTATCAGAACTCCACGCTTGAAGTTCTTGAACTAATTGTTTCTCTAATCCGACTGATAACAGATAGCTACACCAAAAATGTCTACCAGCATGAGGATACCAATGCTTAGATAAAGCATCATCCCATTTTTCCATCCAACTACGAATAGTAGAAACTTGTGCTGGTTCGCCAGTTGCTTTGATAAAGATATAATCATGGTCTATCTTACCTTCTTTGACAAGTTTATTACGAATCTCTATCCACTTGTTATAATATGGTAAGAATATATCTTTGATTAAATATCTAGGAATATATTTTCCATTAACACCACGACCTTTAACACGAATATCCTCAGTAGTTTCTAAGAATAATCCATCAAAAGCAGTATGGTTTTTATCAATCATCTTAGTTGTAAATCTTACTAACTCAGATGCCCTAGAGCCTGATGACATAATTAAAGCCAACAAACATTGTTCTTGGTATAATTCTCGTTGACCTAACCAATCCATCAACGCATCAAGTTCTTCTTTTTTGAACACGGACTTTTTGCGTACTTCTTCTTTTGGAAGTTTCTCAATTCTAGGTAATAGATTCCTAAACATAGGGTATCTATCATCATAAATATTTTCAATCCATGAACTAAAACTAGATAAGCAACTATGCATTTGTCTGTATCTATTTGATTTCCACTTTAACTCTGTACAACAGAAATCAAAGAAATCCATCAATTCATATTTCTTTAAATCTACAAAAAATACATTATCATTATATAAAAGATTCCAACAGAAGAAGATATCTAAATTAGAACGATATACAATGACAGATTGCGGAGAACGTTTTGTAGCAAAATTTTTTAAAAATCTATCCGCTAAAGTTTTATTCTTTGGATTAATCTGTTCGATTAACTCAGGCGAAGTAATAACTTTACGGAATGTATTCCTACCTTTCCCCATATATATCACCTTCCTTTTAAGAAATTGGAATACCAGCTTTAGCTAATGCCGAACCAACAATTGCTTTAGCCATGTGACCAACAGCACTATTAGCATATGGATAAACAGGAACACCGCCACCAACAGTTTTTAATCCCATAGCTCCGTGAAGTCCAGCGTTCGCCGCTGACATAACAGCATCACCACTAGGACAAAGACCTGTTGAATATGTCATTGTTCCCGAATCATAATATGTGTCAGCAGAAGCAGAGAATCCACTAGAAACAACAGCACCTTTGACACAGCTATTCATTAATTGATATGTTCGTTCATATTGTCTTGGACTATAACTTGCATAAAATGTTTTTAACGTATTATCCATTACCGTATAAACATCTTCTTGTGCAATTGCCATAGCGACAGGTAATTTTGCAATTATGTCTGCTTCAATTTCTTCAATCGTCATTAACAATCACCTTCTTATTTTCCTTCATTATCTTCTTTGGATACTTCTCTAAATTTCTTTTTAAAGATATCCGTATTAGCATATGCTTCGAGCATTTTCTCAGCAGTAAGTTCATTCGGAACGTCACTGAGTTTTTTAGCAAAACCCATGAAATCATTTACGTTAATTTCATTAAGTTTTGTTTCAAGTGTATTAATAAGTTTATCAAGAGAGTTTGCAAGCGGACTTTCATAGATAGCCAATCTATGGTCAATTACTTTTCTTGTTGATTCCATAAGACCTTTTATCAGTTTTTCATCAATCACTTCGAAAAGCGTTCGAATAAGGTTATCATTCACTTCTAAGAAATCATCAATTTCGTCGATTGTAACTATATTGCTTGTGTCAATATCTGTGAATGAACGAACAAGTTCGAAACCAAACATAACACCTTCGAGAGTAGGGTAATAATCAGTACCATTAATAACTGTTTCTGCTATACTATTAACAAAACTAATTCTTTCAATTGAACTAAGTTCTTTCTTATAATTAAAAGTAATCTCTTTTTCATTCTCGCCATCAACAACAGTATATGTTCCAGTATACATTTTCTTTTCCATATCATTTTCCCCCTTTTAATCGAGATAATAATTCATCAATATTCCATTTGTAATTTATTCTTTTTCTTTCACCATTAATTTTAATGGCGTTATGTGTAAGTAAATCTAATTCATTGAAGCTATGTTTATCTATATCTTTATACATCTTCAAGAAATCTTTTATATCTTGAAAGTATGTTCTTTCCATATTATTTTTTTCATCTCTAAAATTTAAAATAAAACATCCTGTTACATATTCAAACTCAGAAAACTTTTGCAATCCAAGTATTTGATGTTTATGAATCATTCTGTTAGAAGAAGATAAATCATCTAATTTTTCAAAACTAATACTTTTACTTTTTGTTGTTTTCAATTCAATACAATACAAATCTTTATTCTTTGTATCGAACATGATAAAGTCACAAGGATTCTTTTTTGAAAACTTTGTATCTTCTCTTTGAGTAAAAGATTGTGGTGGGTCAGGAAGTCTAATCAATAAACAATAATCAGGAATAGATTTACGAAATTGATCTTCGAATTTCTTTCCTACATTCACTTTATCAATCCTCTTTATTATTTTCTTTCCATATTAGTTTTAATTTATTATGATCTGATTTTTTAAAAGTCCATACCCATTTCAAATCTTTTCCAACAAACAAATCTACAAGTTCAGCACCGTGATAATAATAAAATGCTGATTGAAGTGGGTTTCTAAAAAACACATGATCTTCGTCCTCATATACTTTTCCTGTTAAATTACTAATACTTTTCATATATTCTCACCTTTCTTATAGTAAAAAAAAAGGATATATTCTTTGTGTGAATATATCCTTTTCTCATTCTAATTACAACAACACTATTCACACTTTTCGGGAACAGTGTTTTCATCTGTTCTCATTACATCTACCTTTTTACTTTTTACTTTAGACTTATGAGATTTTGTACTCATAATATCTTTAATTATTTTTTTGATGTTATCTCTTAAACTTTCTAAGTCGGATAAATCTACATTTTGTAATTTTTCTTTGGCTTCATTTTTTGTATAAACACCAACAGAATATCCATGTATAATTTGGTAAATCTTGTAATGCTCAGAAGTATCCGTATAAATTTTCCACGGTGTTAATTCTTTTGTATTATTACAAGACAGACACAAATGATAACCTTTTCCGCAGATATTACAATAACTATTAATTTCCATTACAATTACCTCACTAAAATATCATATAAACCATATATCAAAATTGTTTCGTATTGTACCAAAGTATCTTTATCGTTCCTCGTTATTGCAGAGGTTCGCATTAAATGATTTATAAGATATTTATAAAACAGGCATATAAGGAGTTCTTATATGCCTGTTATCAATCAATTATTTAGTAAAGACTGTCTTACTCAGCTCTCAGCTACAACAATGCTGAACAGCTCGTTGTTCTCTTCGGAACAATAATCCTTCATCATATTAAACTCGAAAGCGTGTTTTCCAGTAGAGTTCAGAGCAAGCTCGATGCTCTCAGGATTAATCTTTGCTTTCGGACAAATGATCTTACCAGAGTATACAAGATTCTCATTGCATACATCTTTGAAATATGCATACACTACAATAGAACCAGCCTTCGGGAACTTATCAGCGTCATTCTTAACACGAACAGCTCTCTCAGCATCATATGTGTACTCAACGTAAATCTTGCCAGTCAGACCAGTTGGAACAGTAATCTCCTTGCCATCAATTACGAACTCTGTTTCAGATGCAGTAGCACCAGCAGTATAAGTCGTTCCAATCTCTCTGTTGTTAATAGAGTAAATGTACTTAACAGCATCCTTCGGTTCATGTTTAAGAGTTACCTTACCATCAACAACTTGAAGAATCTCATATGTGTAATCTGTAATCTTGTTAGTAGCAGAAGCAACTTCTTTATCAGAACCATACTGAACACCAGCAAGACCAAGACTGATAACAGAGTTAGAACCAGCAAGTTTAGCTTTCTTAGAACGATAGATAGTTGTAATAAGAGCACCAACCGCATCAGTTACCTCGTCACCCTCGGCAGTAGTTGTAAGTGTAACATCTTCAAGGGAAGTCATACGCATGATAAGCTCACCTGTGCCAAGATCGTGATATGTTAAAGAACGAATACGGTCAAGAATCAGCTCGTTTGGATTAAATGTATTTTCCATAATTTTTTCTCCTTTTTCTTATATTACTTATACACATTAAAGTGTATATATTTATATATTAACAATTAAGTTAAACAAATTTAACTTGATAAGTTAGTTATTAGATAAATCGCCAGCCCAATCAAATCTGTTTTTATCAACATCTTTAAGATCAGCAAAGCCTGAGAACGCACCTTTTAACAATGCATCAGCATCAATCATTTTATACACTCTTCTTATGTCATAAAAAAATTCACCGATTCTCATATTCCATATATCATCTTTACCACATTCGTGACAATAAACTTTGAGTGATGATGCAAGTGGTAATAAAGAACTTTTATAAGGTTTATTTTTAGATGCATTATAATCATCTCTTGCATCTTCAATTAAATCCCTTTTAGTTGTCTCATTTGCTGGCATTTGATTATTTCTTTTTAAGCCGTGTATCTTTCTAACAGTTTCAATCAAGTTTGAATATACTAACCTATCAATAACAATATCTCTTTTAGTATCATATAATACCATCTGCCCATTACTTTCTTTTTGCATAATATCGAAATCAGCAAGATCAATATTTAAAATAATTTGCAATGGATTAATCAATAGATCATTAATATCTTCATCTGACATTTTATTAATTTCTTCTTTATGCTCGTCAGGATGCAAAACTAATTCATTATACAAATCTCTTTTGCTTGATACTAATTGAGATATTATATTTATAAATAAATCATAGTCATTTATTTGAGTATAATCAATATTATAGTAATCCCATAATTGCCATTTCAAATCCGCACCAACACTTGTTAGCGTATAAATAGCATTGAAATATTTTTGTTCTCCAAAATCTATGATTTCATCTAATGTTGGTTGCCTGACAATTATTTTATCTGTAATATGAATATCTTTACCTCTATAAATTTTTAACGCATCAACTTCAAACATACCTTCTAAATTTCTTTACACAACGAAGCATTAATATCTTGTCCTATAAAGATCAATCTCCTATAAACATAATCTGCTTGAAAAGCACCTTCTGTATTACTTTCAAGTTTCATTTCACCTATACCAAAATCTGTACGACCATTAATTTTTCTATCAATTAATTCTGCTAAATAATCATTTCTATTCATATTAATTTTAGGTATGTTATTAACCTTCATATGATTAAAATGACTGACTATCCAAATCTCAATTCTAGGTGTAACCATAATTGTACTATCAAAATAATGAGAAGCAGTAGGAATATTAACTAATACTAAAATAAAAGTTTCTACGGTGTTAATCGTATTTGGGTTTTTATCATAATCAAAGATATGTGTTCCAATTAATTCTTCGGGGTCTGTGATAGTAGAACTATCAATTGCTTTAACAATTTCATCATCGTTAGTAAATTCTTTGATAATTTTTCTTTTTGATTTTCCAATAATAGAACTATTAGCCATTATAATATCGAATCAATCTTAATGACGATAGATGTGCTATGATCTTTCCCATCAGAAAGAATTAACTTAAATTCTTCATCAATGTAATCATCGTTATCTATACCTATATATATACTGTCATTAGATTGTTTTATCTCCAATTCATTTTTAAAATCGCATACTATTTCCCATACAGGAAGAATATCTAACACTTCATTATTATCATTATAGAACTTACCAATAAATTGTTTTTTACTACCACCTGATTTAATTATATTAGTCTTATACTGAATATCTGCACGAATGTTTTGTTCTTCGTCTTTATTCTCAATATTAGTATTGACATTAGTATCAACATCAAAGTAATCGCAAATACCCAAATCAATTCTATCTGTCTTTTTATTTGTTTCATAAGAAACTAATGTAAGTGAGATTATTCCTTTTTCTCCATACGCATAAGTAACTTGATCGTTCTGCGTTATTATAAAAGTCTGTGGATACAAAGGATTCTTACTTAAAAAGAATCTTTGTGGTGTTTGCAATATACTTGTATTTTCATCATATGGTAATAAAACAATGTGCTGTGATGAATTAATTGTAAATTGTTTATATGTTTGTTCACCCGAATTGTACTGTGTTGCATTTATAATATATGATGGATATTCTAATATATCCCCTTTAGAATTTTGCCATTTAAGAATCCAATTACATAAAGTTAATTTACCTTCCCAGTGAATGTTATTTATATTAAACGATTCTCTACAAATAAAATATTCATTTGTTTTCTTATTATATAAAATATCCCCAACAATAATTGGATTCTCAATTAATGTTTGAAAATGTATAACAACACCATTTGCACTTGAAAACGATCTTTGATATAATCTTATTTCTATTTTTTCTTTGCCTTGATAATCAGTTCCATAATCACCAAGTTCCCAATAGTATACTTCATTATCAGATGAAGCATCATCAGAAAATGTCGCAGATAATAGTTCACGACTATTCTTAATATTTTCATCTCTTAATGAACCACCGCTATAATTCATCTTTTTATTGAATCTATCTAAACATTTCATCAGATGCACCACCTTTCTTTTTTATTTTTTTATTCCAGCATTTCTTCTGATATTATCAGGACTCCAAGAGTAGCGTGATAGAAGAGTTTCATTTTCTGCTAAGTATGTGTTATGCATTTGCATTAGTTTATCCAACATATTTGCTGGAGAATATGAATTGAAATCTTTAGATGAAAGATTTACTTTTAATAATGTTGGTGTTCTAATGTAAGTAGAATCAATATATTCTAAGAGCAAATAATTACTCAAAATTTCAATTTCATCATCTGATAAATCTGAATTAAAACATTCTAATTCATCATCTCTATCAGATAAATCTTTTCTACAAACATGAAATCTTGCTACTGCTGGAATAATATAATCATGTAAATATTCTTTTACCTCTTCTTCTGTCATGAGAGGAATCTCATAACTTTTAAATTTTGGCAAAAGATTTTCATATAATTTTTCATATGGAGTAGCCATTGAATACTCCTTTCATGTTATTAAAGAAAAGCAAACAGTTCGATATTCAAGAATTTTTCAAGACTTTTAATAACACTAGCATCTGTAACTTCTTTATTTTGAACCATTGATTTAATTTTGCTACAAATCGCAAACTTCATTCCATTTGGTGTTTCAGAAATTGCATTGCAAACATTAGTAATATTTTTACTTGTATAATTTTTCTTATCCATAAGATATTCGTAGTTTTCAAAAGTCTTTCTTAAACCAAACTTCTCAATAACTCGTTCATCATTTGGTTTTAAGCACATATTCTTAAAATAACCTTTATGATTTCTCCACATATTTTTAAGTGTTTCAAAAGTCATATACTCAACATGACCAACTTCATCCCACTCATATATATCTCCCGAACGACTATCTTTATAACTTACGTTTGGAATCAAAGCTGTAACTTCGATTTCATCCGAATCACTTAACGGAACTACTTTCTCTGCTTTTACTGTCTTGCCTTTAGTTACTTTTTCATTTCCTACCGCATTAATGTCAGCGGTTGCTACCTCAGTAGTAGCAACCGTAACATCAGCAGTAGTCTCAGTCATGCTTTTTCTAGCCATAACTTAACCACCTTTCTTATCAATTCATACCGTGTATATATTTAAAGATTACTCAAAATTGAATACTCCGAAATACTGAGGAAGTACAAGACCCATTCCGAGTTGTGTCTGAACCTGAATATCAGCAGTCATATCGTTATTTTTCTTGCCCTCTGTATCAATGTCAGTTCTTGTGTCACCGATAATCTCTAACTTAATCGGCTTAGTATCTCCACCTGTAATAAACAGTTTGTTGTTATCAAGAGCAAGCTCGAATGTACCCGATTTGAAAGTCTGAGGAATAACCATCAACTTGTCACCTTCCCACTCAGCAATAGCACCTGTATTTGCCTTTGCTTCTTTCTGAGAATCAGCAAACATCTTATCAGGAACAATGTTAGCAAATTTACGGAGTGCCCCTCTTGTACCAGCGATTGTAAGACTAGAATAGCCACCACCAGCCATTACTTTATCGCAAAGATCACCAACAGCTTCCTCGCTATTACCAGTTGCTACAAACTCTGCTGGAACAGCCTGCTCAACATTCTGGAACTGAACATAAAGTCTTTCCTTAATGTATTTGTTAATAGACTTATAAACTACATCAAGCAGTCTATCAAGTGTGGCAATACCAAGAAGGAATCTTTCAAGTTCCTCATACACATGAATATATACCCATTCTCTAGGAAGAGTAATTTCATCACCAATATCAAGTGCCTGTCTGTTTGTATCCCAGTGATTTCCAGCGAAGGATGCTACAGAAAGCAGACCACCCTCAGAATAGAAGCTAGTTCTATCTCCAAGAGCACGATTCTTTACCTCAACAAAGGCATCAATGAACGGAGAGTTTATAACATCCTCTGCAATAGTTACATTAACAAGTTCCTCGATAATCTCGAACATAACAATGTTGTTACGTCTATAAGCCTGAAACAGTGTAGCACCTTTCAGAATGTCGTTATTAATTTTATCTCTAAGATAATTCTCTAAATCTCTCTTACTAAGTTTGTCTTTATCTACATGAAGAGAGAACTCACCAACAGAAAGATCATGTGTGAGATCATATACTTTAAGTTCCTCTGTACTAAAATTAATCTTTGGCATAATATTTATCCCCCTTTATTAAGCTAATACTTTTACTCTACACTCATACATTTTTCTAGTGTAGCCGTAGTTATGTGCAGTTGCCTCAATAAGTCCACCTCTAATAGATTCCTTCTCAACAACAGCTTCAAATGGAGCGTCTTTTGTAGTAGTAGCACTAGCAACAAGTTTACCAGTCGTAGCGTCAATTGTTACAAAAGCATCTTTCTTCATCTTAGACTGAGTAGCAGTAGTAACACCCTCAATAGCAGTAGCAAAAGAATCGTTCTTGCCTACAACACGTACTCTGAAAGGTGTACCAGCCTTGATGATATATTTATCTTTACGTGTTCCACTATGAATACCACTATTTACCATATCAAGATTCCATGCTGGATTATCCGCTACAACAATCT